TTAAAAAGATAGCTTTTGATTTTAAGCTTCAGGGAGCGTATGCTTTAAACGTAGTTTGGTCAAAGGATCGTACTACCATATCAGATATTTACCACATACCTGTAGAACGTATACGTATGGGAAAACCAGACGCTTTAGGAAGGGTAACAGAATACTATGTAAGTTCAGACTGGAGTAATACAAGAAGAAACAAACCTCAAGTAGTACCAGCTTTTAATATAAACGACAGAACAAACCCTAACGCTATTATATATGACGGTATGTATAGTCCTAATATGCAACTATATAAAGTACCAGACTATGTAGCAGCTTGTAACTGGTGTTTAATAGACCAAAAGGTAGCAGAATTTCACTTAGCAAATATAGAAAACGGTTTTGCAGGTTCTTACTTTATTAGTTTTGCTAATGGAGTACCAACAGCCGAAGAACGTAGACAAGTAGAAAACAGTATTAAGAAGAAATTTACAGGTTCGGGTAACGCAGGAAAATTCGTACTTACATTTTCAGACGATAAAAACAGAACACCAGATATAACACCTATATCAGTAGCTGACGCAGACAAGCAATACTTAGCTTTACAGGAACTTTTAGTACAAAACATACTTACAGGTCACAGAGTTACTTCACCTATGTTAATGGGTATTAAAAACAGTACAGGACTTGGTAATAACGCTGACGAACTTAACAGTGCTTTCGAAGTATTTTTAAATTCTGTAATAAAACCGTACCAAAAAAACATACTAAGCTGTTTAGGTAAAATATTAGAAGTAAACGGTATAAACTTACCTATTGAGATAGTACAGAATAAACCAATTACAACAAGGTTTACTTTAGAAGATATGAAGTCTGTAATGACGCAAGACGAAATACGTGAAGAACTAGGACTAAAACCTTTAGAAGAAGAACTAACAGCTGACGAAGACGAAAAGTATAGTATGTCTGAAGAACAAGACGAATTAGATAAGTTTATTGCAGAATATGGCGAAGACGAACCAGAAGGCTACGAATTAATAGACGAAGAACGAGTAGAAGAAGAAGACGAAGATTACGACTTTGAAAAAGAAATGAACGAAATACACCGTTTAGACTTAGCAGTTAGTACAGGTTCACCAAAACCTAACGAAGAAGATAAACAAGACGGAATAGACAAGAACTATAACTTATATAAAGTAAGATATGTATATAGCGAAGATACAGGACTAACAAGAAAAAGCGGTAAGAGTAGAACTTTTTGTAAACGTATGGTTGCTTCTAATAAGGTGTATCGTAAAAAAGATATTCTTTTAATGGGTGCAAGTACAACTATAAATTCAGACTGGGCACCAAAAGGTAAGTCTAATTACAGTATATGGAAACACAAAGGAGGCGGTAACTGCCAGCACTTCTGGAAAAGAAAAATATATAAGTTTACTTTAGGAGTATCTAAAAGTGGTAATTTAGAAGACGGCGACGTTATTAGTACAGCTAAAGCTAGGAAGTCAGGATTTTACCCTAAAGCAAACGACAAAAGAGTAGCAGAAGCACCAAAAAGAAGAGCAAATAAAGGATTTGTAAACCCAGCACTAATAGAAAAATATAGCTAATGTCTTACGTATTATTTATATCAGAAAACAAAATAAAAGATAGTACCGCAATAAACGGTAATGTAGATCAAGAATTTCTAATACCGTATATTAAGGTAGCACAGAAGAAATATATAGAAACAAAATTAGGAACTGATTTATTCGAAGCGTTACAAACGAAAATAACAGCAGGTAGTTTATCAGGAGCTTACCAAACTTTAGTAGACGACTATATACAAGACGCACTTGTACACTGGAGTTTTTACGAATGTATACCTTTTTTAAGATATAAAGTACAAAACGGAAATATCTATAGTAAAACTTCAGAAACAGGTACAGCACTTAGTAGAGAAGAAGCACAAGATTTAAGAGAGGAAATTAGGAACACTTCTGAATTTTTTACGGAACGTCTTATAGACTACATTAAAAACAATACTGCAAGTTTTCCAGAATACACCACTAATACAGGTGCAGACGTTTCACCAGATACAGTAAACTACTATTCTGGTATGAATTTAGAGTACGACAGAAACCAACGTAGAGATATTACTTTAGATGACTTCTTAACACCAGACTTACACTAATGAAAAATACTTATAAACCAAAAGCTAAAAACGAAATAGCTTTAAAAACATATATAAAAAATGCCACTAAAAAGAGTATCTCAGGACATAAGCGAAGTAGTAACGGTAAACGCTAGTGTTTTAGGTGTAACAACCTTTGCCGATTTCGAAATGATGTTAAAGATAGTATTGCTATTAGCTTCTATAGGCTATACTATAGCAAGGTGGCGGTCACACTGTAAAAAAAAATGACACTCAAATATTTTTCTAGATCTGAATTTGATAGTCCTGACTTAAAAGGTTCAGGTGATAAAATGTCTAACGAGTTCTTAGAAATGTTAGACGAAGCTAGAGGTGTAGCAACAGAAGTGTCAGGTAAAGACTTTCCTTTTAAGATAAATTCAGGATATAGAACACAAGAATATCACGATAGCCTAACTAAAAGAGGTTATAAAACAGATAAAAATTCGCCACACAAAAAAGGTTTAGCAGCTGATATATCAGTAACAGATTCTAGGAGTAGGTATATAGTTTTGAACAGTCTACTGTTAGTAGGTTTTACGAGATTCGGTATATCAGACACGTTTATTCACGTAGATTTGGACACTGAAAGGAAACAAAATATAATTTGGACTTATTAATA